GAACTGCCACTTCGGATCGATGCTGGCGGTGCGGTTGCCCCACAGGCGGAAGCCACCTTCGCGGATGATGGTCGCCACGTTGGCCTGGTTCAGCAGGTTGGCGCGGCTGGTCGCATCGGACAGGCCGAAGTCGATCGCACGCGCAGTGCCGACGATGCCGTACAGCTCCTGGTTGGACGGCGATGCCCACCAGCCGCGTTCGTTGTCGCTGCGGGCGATGGCACCGGCCACGGCACCGGAGGCGTAACGACTGACGATCGCTTCACCCTGCTGCACCAGCACGGCCGGATCGACCACGTAGACACGCTTGGAACCGGTCAGTGCGGTGGTGGTCTTGGCTGCATCGTCGTTGCTGTTCGGGCCATCCTTGATGATGATCGCGCGGAGCTTGTCGGCGATGCCGAGCAGCTCGGCCACGACCGGGTTGGCCAGAACAGTGTCCGGACTGGCCGGATCGGCCGGGTGCAGGTGGGTGAAGCCCGGGGCGACCAGGATGCGCGGCTTCACGCCGACGATGGACTTGGCAGCCAGCAGTGCATGCACGCCGGAGTACGCGCCGGTCTGTGCGTTCACGCCGCCGAGCACGTTGGCCAGGGTGGCACTTTCATTGGCGCCGCTCTCGACGCGGATCACCACCACGACGGCCGACGACTGGTCGAAGATCGCATCCAGTGCGCCGGGCAGGGTACCGGCTTCGGTTCCGGTCTTGGCCGACAGCTTGGCGGCCTGCGAGGGCGAGGTCACCAGGACAGGCGTGTTGATGGGGAAAGCGTCGGCGTCGGCCAGCGGCGCGGTGCCGACGATGCCGATGACGCTGGTGGATGCAACAGCGATTGAGCGCGCACCGGTGTCGATGTTGACGACCTGTACGCCGTGGAGAAATTCGGTCATTCGGAGAGGTTCCTCGGTGTGGTGGTGTGCCTGCAGATGCAGGCGACGGGTATATGTTCGGAAAATGCGGCCGCCGCGATAATTGCAGCGGTGGCCCGGTGATCGATCAGACCCAGCCGGAGGCGCTGACGCTGGCGCTGAAGCTGGAGACCTGCGGGTTGCCGCCGGCACGACGCAGGTGGACGTTGATGCTGGTGGAGGCACTTTCAAAACTGGTGGACCTGGCCGGCACACTGACAGACACGCCTGCAGACTGCGAAGATGCCAACGAGGCGAACGACGGTGCACTGTTGCTGAAGTACGCCGCTCCCTGGTTGCTCACGCTGAACTGCACGTCGTACTCGGACGCACTGGCGCCGGCCGGAAGCCAGCGGCCGGAGGCAACGACGGTGTTGCTGTTGTTGCCGCCACCGGTGACGCTTCGACGGATGCTGTAGTTGCCATCGGACAGCATGTCGATCGAGATCGATGCCGATGCCGAGCCGCTCGAGTTGGTCTTGGCGCTGTTGCCTGCCGAATAGCCTTGGCCATGGAACGGCAGGCGATAGCTGGCGCTGCCACGCGCCGCCCACAGGTTCGATACGTCCATGCCGCCAACGCGATAACCCACGTCACCACGTTTGCTGCCGTACTGGATGTGGGCGTAGCGACGGCTGAGGTCGGTGCCGCCCACGCGCAGGCCGGAGTCCTGTGCAACGGAGCCTTCCACGTAAGGATCGAACAGGTCGTCGAAATCAACACCCGCCGAGCGATATCCGCTGGCCATGTCAGCGCTCCGCCTTCAGTGCGCGCACTTCTGCGGCCAGTTCCTGGATGGCTTTGGCCATGACCGGCAGCAGCTGGTCGAGCTTGATCGAGGCGACGCGTTCGCCGTTGAATTCGATGCCTTCCAGGTTGACGGCTTCGGGTACGAGCTCTGCAAGCTGTTCGGCTACGAAGAACAGGCGGCGACGACCGTCGGGGTTGTACTCCGGTTTGTAGTGACCGGTGGCCAGTTCCATCCGTTCAACTTCCGCCAGACCGTATGGCTGGGGACCTTCGATAGTCTTCAGTTTGCGCGAGGAGCCGAAATCGTATCCGGCAGGCGTGCTGAAGCCGTTGGTGCCAGCGTAGAAGAGCTGGTTGAAGGCGCCATTATTGCCGTTGCGAATTCGCCCAACAATCGCGTCTCCGTTCTGCGTATAGAAGTAGGCGTGATGAACGCCATCCTCCATTGCAAGCGCGCCGCCGTAAGAGCCAGACGAGATCACGCCGGCGTTCTGCGGTGAGTTCGGATCGAAACCGCCACCGGCGCGTACTCTCCCGGCCGCATTGATTGCTCCTTCGAAATAGGCGGCGCCGTTGTTCTTGTCGAATGCGAGGGTGCGGATCGCAGCGCCCGGTGGATAGCGCCACAATGAGTAGTGACCACCGTTGTCCAGAACGACCCGCCATCGCAGGGCGCCGCCGGCATAGCCATAGTCCTGCATGATCTGCTGGGTATCGGCGCCGCCAAGCATGTGAGACAGGACGCCATTCATCGTGTCACCGGTCTTGCTGATTTTGCCTGCCGGATCGAAGTTCCCACTGGTCCAGATGGACCCGCCGGTGTTCAAGGTGGCGTTGAAACCTCCTTCTGCGTTCTTGAAGGTGAACGCTGCGCCCGACTTGAACAGATAGCTGTCACCCGAGCCGAAGTAGATGACGCCATCGGTTGCAACGCTCCCCCAGCCTGAAACGCGCAGGGAATTGTTCTTGATGGTTACGCCACCGGTGAACGTGCCGCCCGCCACATCGATCTTCGACTCCGGCGTAAAGTTGCCGGCATGCCACATCGCAGAGCCGTTCCAGCGCGGGCTGTCGCCGTGCTTGATGGTGATTTCACTACTGGCCGCGCGGTCATTGCTCCATACCCGCCACAGGCCTGCGTTGGCCCAGCCGCCGATGAAGGATTGCTCTGCACCCTGGGCGCCAAAGCCCACCAGCGGAAACGTCCCGCCGACAAACTGCTGATCGGTGAAACTATTGGTTCCCTTGACCGCCTTGGCATCCAACACTCCCTGCAGCCCGGTCACATCCGCGATGACATGCTTGTGGCCGACAGTGGCGAAGTCACCCGCCAGGGCGAACGCAGATGCGTGCTTGCCATCCAGGGTATCCGCATCCAGGCCGTTGCCATGGCCGGTGTCCTTCAGTGCGGCACCCTTCAGCTCCAACGCGGTGCGTGCGGCGGCGGTGGTTGCGGCAGACAGCAGGGTCCTGGCCAGTGCAGTCGGTGCGGCTGCGCCAAACCGCTTGTCGGTGAATGCACGCAGGCCGCGCGGAGTCACCGCGCGCTGGGTGTCAGCCGCGTCTTCCGCTTCGGTGTTGGTGGCCAGCTCGACCACACCCAGAACCTCGGTCGTTGCCGGCGGGTAGATGAACTCGGCGTTGCCGAATTGGATCTGCGTGATGTCCACTTCGGTGAAGCGTGCATCCGTGGCGAGCAGCAGCATCGAGGCCGCCGACTTTTCCATGATCGGATCGGTCTGGCCGTAAGTGGCGAACAGCGTGCCATCGGCCAAGTACAGGCCGAAACCGCGCAGGGAATAGGCGGTGGTGCTGTCGTCGCGGATGGTCACGTGCAGCGTGTCATCGCCCACGGCCTGGCCGCCGAAGGTCGCGACCCGCTTGATCTCGCCTGGCAGCGCAGTCAGGTCGCCCGAAGGTGCGAATGCCGTGGACGTCAGGCCGATCTGGGTGATCAGAACGGCATTGGTGCCGGTGTTCGGCGGATTGACCAGCTTGGCGAAGCCGGCGTCGGTGATTTTCAAGCGCATGCGGGGTTTACTCTCCGATCAGTTGGATGCGGCGGAAGGCCGTGGCGTGTGCGGCTGCAAGCGCGCCGATTGCTGCGTCGGCCTGCATGCCCTGGGTGAAGGTGAAGTGCGATCGCACCGGCTTGGTGCGGGTGATCTCGCCGATGACGTCGTCGACGAACATGGCGGTGGCCGACGTGCCGCCCTGGTTGGCGATGGTCATCACCGCTTCGAAGGTGTGCGGCGGTCCCTTTGGCTGCAGCTGCCACCATTCGCGGATCAGCACTGAACCGCCGAACGCTGCGACCACGTCGCGGACGCTGCCGGCCGTGCCTTTGCGGCGCTGGATGGCGATGGCCGCACGCACGCGGGCGCGTTTGATAGGTTCGGGCCAGTACGCCTTCCATTCGTCCACCGAGAGCGCCCATGCCAGCCAGGGCAGCAACGCGGCCGGGCAGCGATCGGCGTCCCACAGGGCGGTGATGTCCACCGGCAGCGGGCGGGCAACGATCGCCCGCGACAGTGCGCGCTCGGCCCGGGTGGCATTGGGCGGCAGCAGGTTGGCTGAGGCCGGCACCCGGACCTGTGCGTCGGCGTCGATGATCACGCCGGGCACAGGCGCGGCTGCGAGGGTGACTACGCCGCCGGAGATGGAAACATCGTTCAGGCGCCGGCGTCCCTGCGCATCCGTGAGATACACGGCCTGCACCGTCGCCAGCATGCCGCCGGGATGGCGGAATTCCTGGTTCTTCCCATCAACCGCGCCACGCAGACGCGCATTGACCAAGCGCGTGGTGGCCTCACTCATCGTTGCCACCATGCGCCAGCGTTACGGTGGTGCAGTACGTGGCCTGGGTGCGGTCCACCACCACGTCCGCGGCGGGGCTGTCGATCACCACGCGCTGTACGCCTTCGGCATGCAGTGCAGCGAACAGGCCTGAGCGGGTCACGTCGCGACCAAGCCGATGCGATTCGACGATGTAGCGGTCCAGGCGCGTGCGCGCTTCGGCCAGCACAACCTGCGAGTCGGGACCAGCGAAGGTGTACAGCGTGGCGGTGACGGCGTAGTTGATGATGCTCGCCGGTTTCACCAGCACGTGATCGGTCAACGGGCGCACGTCATCCGCGCTCAGCTTCGCGTCGACCACATCGAGCAGGCCCTGGGTGGCGGTGCCGTCCGCTTCACGCGACAGCACCGACACCACCACTTCGCCAGGCGTGCTGCTGGTGGCGCTGGCGTCCAGCACGCGCGGATCCGCGCTTAGTGCATGGAATACATAGGCACCTTCCGGTCCTGCCACGCTGAATCCCTCCGGCCCCAGCTGGATGCGGCGACGGAAGTCCTCGTCGTTTTCATGGCGGGGAGGGATGCCCTCCTGCGGCTTGCCCGGATCGAGCTCCAGGCGTGCGATGCCGAAGAGTGCCGCCAGCTGATCCAGATCGCTGCCCACCGCGTAGGCGAGCATGACACCGCGCGCGGCATCGTTGACGCGCTGTCGATCGAGCAGGCGCAGGTAGGTGCAGACTTCGAGAATCTTGAAGGCGGGGTCCGACGGCAGCAGCGCGTCGAACGTGGGGTCCAGGGCCTGCAATGCCGTGAGCGACTCATCGAACATGGCTTCGAAATCGAGCACTTCGATGACCGCCGGGGCCGGCAGCTGGGAGAGATTGACACTGGTGAACGAGCCGGATGCCACGGTTAGCGAACCTCGATTCCTTCGATGGTGATGG